ATGAATGCGAAGCCGCACAATTATTTATGAATGACCATATTTTAGTTTTTGTAGTTCAGTTTGTAGTTTTTATGGTATTTATTTGTACCTTGTAGTCAAATGGCATTGCATAAGCGTAAAGATTTCGGGTTAATGTGCGGATTATCAGCGGGTAATTTATCAAACTACATAAAACGTGGTAAGGTAATTTTAACGGGTGAACTAATCGACGATACGAAACCTGAAAATATAGACTTCCTTCAAAAGTTTGCTGACAGAAAATTAGAAAAATCCAACGAATCGGAACAAAACACGGGGGAAATTTCTAATGAGCCTATAAAAAGTACAAAAAAAGAACCTGCACAAAGGCAAAAAACTACAAACGAAAGCGAAGGAGAGGGAGGGTATAGCTTAGATCGGAAGTTGAAAGCTCAGGAGTTGAAGAAGAAAGAGGCTGAAACTAGGCTTTTAAATCTAAAGGAGGAGAAGATTAGGGGAGAACATATACCCACTGAGCTAATAAGATCTATTATTATTCTCCAGTCGCAGTCATTCGTGACAGCATTTAAGAATGGAATGGAAGATTTTATAACCATCGTGGCAAAGACAAAGGGGATGAACGTAAACGAAGTGGCGGAGGCTAGGGGCGAATTAATAAGAGTTATTAATACAACAGCTAATAAGGCCGTAGATTTGGCAAAGAAAGGCGTTGATAGCATCGTAGGCGAGTATGCCATAAAGAGGGAGGTGGGGGAACATGACTAATTATTCACACCAGCTATCAAGCCTTCTGGATTCTGCAAAGATTACCTTGTCAGACATAAAGCCTAGCGAGTGGGCGGAGCAGAATATCATAATGGCTAAGCCTTTCCCTGGTCCATTATCTTACGATCGAACCCCATACACGAGAGAGATTATAGATTGCTTTGCTCCCGATCATCCCGCTAAAGTGATCGCTTTCATGAAAGGGGCCCAGTTCGGAGGGTCGGCTACCATTATTATTCCAGCCATTGGTTGGCTAATTAAGAATCACCCATCTAATATTATAATGACGGTGGGACACGATTCATTGGTAGACGAAGCAATGACCAAGCTGGATCTAATGATTGACCAGACAGGGTTACGATCGTTAATTAAGCCGTCTGTAAATCGTAACAGGGCCAATAAGTCGGGAGATACGAATACCAAGAAAGAATTTGCAGGGGGGTATATAAAGATTTCTTCTGCATCCAATCATAAGATATGGAGACAGGCGGACTATCAGATAGGATTCATTGACGATTACGAAGCGATTAAAAGAGCTTCTAAAGAATCAGGTAGCACTGAAGAAATGATAATGCAACGGTTCGCGTCATACGCGGATAAGATGAAAATTTTATTCATGTCAACGCCAGAGCTGAAGGCTACTTCTAATATTGAGCCAGCCTACTTTCTGGGGGATCAAAGAAAATACAAAGTTCCTTGCCCATGTTGTGGAAGCCCGATCGAATTGCAATGGAGCGTTCAGATAGAAGGGAGTACAGAAATGGGTGGCATTACGTGGAAACTAGACCACCATGGAAATATAGTGAGCGGTAGTGTTGGTTACATCTGCCAGTCATGTGGCGGATTTTTTAATGACTCAGGAAAGTCAAAAATGCTTAACGCTGGATATTGGGAGCCGACCGCAACACCGGTGAAGCTTGGATATTATTCTTACCACGCCTCCGCGCTATATGCGCCTCATGGGATGTTCGACTGGGAACATTATGCAGGCGTTTGGGTAAAAGCAAATCCAGTTGGCGAGCCAGCGAAAGAACATATTATAAAATCATTCACAAACCTTTGCCTCGCCAAAACATACGAAGAGAAAGGTGAAAGCCCTTCCGCAAATCAACTCCAAAGAAATATTCGTCCGTATAAAATTCTTACTATTCCTGAGAAGTTGTCTATAAAAGATGGAGCTGGAGAGATAGTCATGCTTACATGTTCAGCGGATATGAACGGTACTAGTTATAACGAGTCTAAAGGAATATTAGACGATGCTAGACTAGATTATGAAATAGTGGCGTGGGCAGAAAACGGAAGCCCTTACTCGGTTACACACGGAAGTATTGGCACTTTTATTCCAAGAGAAGGCTCAAAAAAAATAAAAGAGGATAGGGTTAAGTGGAGCTATGATCCAACAAAGTCAAATAATGTATGGGCCGAGTTTTCAAGAGTACTGGACGCAGAATATGAAAAAGATACGGGCGGCAAGATGCGAATACTTTTTACAGGACTTGACACGGGACACTTTACTTCTTACGCATACGATTTCATAGAGAAGCGCGGCGCCGGGATTGTTGGACTGAAAGGAGATAAAGAAGATTCGTTTACAAAGATGGGGGTTGATGTTAAGAAATTCAAGCCAGCCGCCGAAAGAGGTAAGCTATATATTTTAAAAGTTGGTCTTTATAAAGATTTGTTAGCAAATCTTATGAGCCTAAGATTTGACGCGTCAGATGGAGAGGTTCAGCCGTCTGGCTTTTGCAGCTATCCAGAGCCCGCAGGTGGCAAATATTTATTCGACAATTATTTTTCTCATTATGAAGCAGAGGAAAAAGTAGAGGATAAAAAAGAAGGCGTAGGTGTTTCGTTTATTTGGAAAAAGAAAAGCTCTTTACATCAAAATCACTTTTTCGATTGTCGGATATACAACATGGCAACAAGAGACATTATTGCCGACATGGTTTGTAAAAGTTTGAAAATAACAAACTACACCTGGGCGGACTTTGTGCGCGTGGTTATGTGCAGATAGTTCTGTCCCGAAACTAGGGACACTTTTTAAAATCAGGGTCGTCATTTTTTAATTTTAGATCGCTTAAAAAACGAATTAAAATTAAAAATTCATGGCATCAGACGCAGTTGGACTGGAAAGAATTTCTAAGACAGTCGGGTATAAAATTACTAAAGGAGATTTTTCAACTTCCTCTCCAAACCTTCCAGTAAGAATTGGTGTATTCGCTGAGGCTAATGAGGCTAATCAATCAGGGCTTGATCTTTCGGCTTATGAGGCAACTACAGCGCAAGCGGCAGGGGCTAAGTACGGGTATGGCTCTCCAATCTATAGCATAATGCGAATCCTTCGACCTTCATCAGGAGAAGGAGTTGGCGGCATTCCAATTGTAATATACCCTCAAGCAAAAGCGGGCGGATCAACCGCTAAAGTATTCACCGCAACCGTAACAGGAACGGCAACAGCGAACACTACCCACACCCTCGTAGTGGCTGGACGCGAATCGTTGGATGGTCTTTCTTATGATATTAACATAGTAACAGGAGACACGCCAACCGCTATTGCTGCAAAGATTTCTGACGCTATTAACGCGGTCATAGGGTGTCCGTTTTCTGCAACATCTGCTTTAGGCGTTGCTACGCTCACCAGCAAATGGATGGGCTTAACGGCGAACGATTTAAAATTTTCAATAAAAAACAACGGAGTTGTAGCAGGTATTACCTACGTGGTAGCCACGCCTACCGCTGGCTCTGGAACTCCATCGGTTTCCGCTGGACTTGCTTTAATTGGAAATAATTGGGTGACCCACATCGTAAATTCTTATGGCACACACGCGGGAACCATGGCCTTATTTGAATCGTGGAATGGGACACCTGACCCTGACGCACCGACAGGCAGATTTTCAGGCACTGTAATGAAACCTGCTGTTGTACTTACTGGATCAACCGTTGACGACCCAAGTAGTATTACGAACCCAAGAACAGATGAAGTAACAATTGCGATTTGTCCCGCTCCGTTGTCAGACGCGCACCCTATGGAGGCGGCGGCTAATGTTTGCGTAATTTCTGCAAGACAGATTCAAAATAATCCACAGCTTGACATCTCAGGAATTTCTTACCCTGACATGCCAGCGCCTTTGTTCATAGGGTCTATGGACGATTACAACAACAGAGATATTATTGTAAAGAAAGGCTGCTCTACCGTTCAGTTGATCGGTCAAAAATATCAGGCAACAGATTTCGTAACTACCTATCACAAGGTCGGGGAGATAGTTCCTCAATTTA